GTTGCAACGCCTTCTTCAAAACGAAGTGGGCCACGGAGGCCTGGTGTTGCTGGGCTGAACTTACGCTCGTAAGCTGTTCCTACGCGCTCAGGAAACTGAGGGGTAGGTGCAATGTTTTCTGCCATTCTTTATTCTCCTATAGGGTTGGGATTGAGGTCCTCAGGCTTAATTCTGTCCTGTATTTTGTTATTTGTACTGCTAAATTAAAAGAAAGGATTGGCGCTTACTTCAACAGATGGCATAACCAGCTCTTGAGTCAAAGAACATGCCAATGATAAGGAGTCTACGAAGTCATCGTGGGCGTGAGCCTCATCAGGAGCAGCTACCAAGAAGTTAGGGCCTTTATACTGAACTTCAGCATCTGTCATCTGCTGATAGAACTTCTTCCAGATACGAGTACGTCGGGTCTTAGCATGTGCTGGCCAGGACACCATTTGGCGCTGAATTAGGGATTGTAGGTGCTTCCAGCGCTTAGATTGCTCGCTAGGGCTTGATGTTACAGACATAACCTCTGCTCTAGGCATTAGAACCTTTAGGCGTTGCGCTACGGCATCTCCTACACCGTTAGCATCCACGCCAATGTACATAGCGTCATAGTTAGAGAGGAACTGTTGAATCTGGAAGTATTGCTCTTCCCAGTCATCTCCCTGAATCTCAAGCCAGTTAAGTACTCTATGGTCATAATACCCGAACTCATCCGGCCTATCCCAATCTACCCAGACTACCGTAACAACCGTCGAGTCCATCTTACGGGCAGGATCAATACCGACAACAACAGGTGACCTAAAGTAACTCTTAACGACCTCTTGTGATGTATCTCCAAGGTCATCCATGATCGAGGATGTGACGAACATTCCTCTTTCGAGGAGCCACTTACAGTTATGAGAGGCCAATCCCTCCGCGACGAATGTTTTCGTGGTAGTTTCAAGCGCTATTACCTCAGTTTCTCCTAGATAGTCTACAGATAGTACTAGCGGGTGCTCAAAGTTTTGACCTATAAAGTCGTGTCTACCTATTGACCCAAAAGAATTTATATCAACTTTTTTAAGAAGTCGTTCCGGACGCACTTGACCTAAAAACCTAGATATTTCTGCTCGTCCACCCGCAATATGAAGAACATTTACATCATTATTAGTTCCTGTTTCTTTACGCTCCCAGTATTTAAAACCTAATTCACCCAAATATTTTTTAACTTTTTCTAACATCACATTCTCTCTTTGGGAAAATGCTAAGGTGCTTTGTCTTGAAAAATGACCCTCCCCTTCAAATGCAGCAGCGAGATACCCAGTTCTATAATCTTCCTTATATTCCCAAACATCAAATATTTTAAATATTCTGTCTGTATTGACTAACTCATCAGTACGTTTCCAAATAGTTCTACGACCCGCAGTCGATACTAGCCATAGATGCCCATCAGAAGACCGTACATTAGTACCATCTGAAAGAACAATAGAGTATGTGGGTCTAATAATTCTAGAGGTTTTAGTTACTGTAGTTTCTCGTATTTTACGATGTGTGCCTTTAGTGGTAGTGTCTTCATCAAACCCCACCAAAGTATCCCCTACTTTAACACTACCTAGTTCTACGTATCTAAGATCAGCAGTTAATACTTTTGTTTCAGGAACAAGACAGTTATATGAAAGTTGGAATTCATCTGAATCTTCTCCAATACGAAGCATTTCCTTCTTAATGAACTTTTCATAATTAGGTTGAACTTTAGAGACATCTTTCCAATCCCACTGGAAGTGGTTTTGTTTAGATCGTGATCCAGTTTGACGTCTCTTATTAAACTGAATAGAACGGTAGAAGCCGTTCTTGTGAGTTGTAGGTGTTCCGGTTTTTACAATAGTAGCGTTGTAGTAAGCACCCATAGGAGCAATAGACTTAGATACTACAAAGTCATCGGCATCTTGACACTCATCAATGATAATTAAGTGAAAAGATTTAGATTCAATCTTAGCTCGTGGGTTAGCTGTCATCATCATTAGAGTAGAGCCGGACTTCTTTAACTTAATGTTCTTAGTTACTCCAGGAGTCTTTGTAGGGATATCATCAATATCTGGATCTCCAAATAACTCCATAGCTCTTTCACTAGTTAACCGAGTAACTGTACGGCCATATAGAGTTTCTACCTGGTTTTGAACTGGAGCAAACATACCTACCCAAATACCGTCCCCAAACTTACCAAGAAGGTCGGGATACATCAAAGCTAGGCGGGGTAGAATAACCATAAGGGTTGCTACGGTATTAGCAATAGTTTCTGACTTACCTGACTGACGTGAGGCTAGTGCAGTGATTTCTTCACCATCGTTAATAATTACTGACTCAATAATGCGCCTTGCAAGAGGCTTCTGATAGTTATGCAGCTCGTGTCCTACCAGCAAGTCCATGAACTGCATTATCTTTTCTACAAGCGCTTTTACAAACTCTTTAGAGAGCTCATCTAGCTCATCTTCAGGCTCTTTATACCCGGGATCTTCCTCGTCAAGTTCAGCGTCTTCCTCTGGGAGGCCGTATTCGTCAAACTCTTCTTCAAGATCTTCCATTAAATACTTCTTTCCTTTAATGTGTCTAAAATAGCATGCAAGGATTCTGCACCTAATCTGGCTTCTTCTAAACTGTAGTTATTTTGGCTTTTCTGCCATGCAGAGAGGTTTCGCCCAATTGAGTAGATAATTTGGTCTGTCCAAGCCAACAACTCAGCTGTTGGTAATGATTTTACTCTTCTTTGTACCTTTGTAAGTTCTTTTGTGGTTTTGCTTTTAAATATCCTCATATTGTGCCCCGTATCGTACTGTGTCCCAATCAAACTTGCTTTCTTCTATTCCTCTGCCATTGATAGCTCTAGTAAGTGCCATGCTCTCACTGTAGGCCTCTTTCCACACACCTACTACTATAGCACACCTTGTTAGAGGCAGTCTAACCGCCCAGCCTTTACCGCTACGGTATTTACCCTCAATTTCTTGAGTCTCAGCTCTATCAAACAATACTTTAGGATTTACTGGATAAATCATAGTGTGCCAGTAAAACTTTCCTACATCACGCGTCTTCGCCATCTTCATCACCCTCACATACGTGCTCTGTTGTTTTATGCTCATACATCGTCTCTTTACAGAAACGACACCTAAATATTCTAGGTTCTTTAAAGTTATTCTGCGCAGTACCCCCAACAGGGACATCATCATCTGCAGGGATATAATCTGTTATTACTTCTGGACGTTGATACAGCTCTGGTGGGAAAGGTCCCTTAGCATAGCCTGCAGTTTTAGGTACTGCATGTCCTTGCTTAGTGATGACCCTCTCTATTCTCATTATTCAGCCTTCTTGGCAGTTTTCTTAGCTACCTTTGCTTTAACTTCTTTGACAGGCTCTTCTACTGCTTCAACCACTGGTGCAACTATCTTTTCTTCAATGATCTTAATAAAATGAGGTAGTGCGTCTTTATTGAAGATTCCTGGGAAATGATCCTCACAAAAGCTTTGAGGGGCTGCCCAAGCAGTCTCAATCAGATATTTAGCCCCTTTGAGGCAATTATCACACTTTTTCATATTTGTTCCTCTCAACGTGAATATACTAGTATCTCACACTTGGCGGTTGTGCGAACCCTGTATTTACTGGTACTATATTGTATAGAGGGGTAAAAACCTCTAACACTAGCAACGAAACAAAAGAGTTACAACTGCCTAGGTAGAAAGAGACCGGGCTGCTGGTAATCAAGTGACAGTTGGTTAACAGTTCGGGTTGGCTCTCTAGCCTAGGAGATAGTGTGAAATTATATGACAAACGTAAACCTGTAGTTTTAGGAATAGTACTCTTCCTAACCATTACAAATCTTATGACAACTACTGTTAAGGCCGCAACCCTTATGCCTGCAGTAAAGTCCTGTTTGACTCCCTTTGGTCAATACAGCATAGCCAAAAAACTAAACCCAAAGCAATTAAAGCAGGTATTAATCTATGCCGGCTTTACAGGAAGGTCGCTTAAGATTGCTTGGGCTGTGGCTATGAAAGAAACTCATGGAAACCCTATAGCTCACAATTTCAGCCGTGTTACTCAAGACGACTCTTATGGGGTCTTTCAGGTTAACCTTTACGGGGCTTTAAAGGGCCGTATAAAGGAATATCGGCTTAAGTCAGTTAAAGATCTTACCAACCCAGTTTTAAACGCTCAGATCGCTTACAGGCTGAGTTCTGGGGGTAGTGATTGGTCGCCCTGGCATTCTAACCCAGGACAGAGAGATCACTGGCTAGTAGTACAGTGGTTGAAGCTATATCCTCAAATGGCTTAAGACTTCTTACCAGCTCTGCGCTTATTTTCCTTGGCAGTATTCTTGCCGTGTTTAAGTGGGTGCAGATTGCTGGCAGAATCATTATCATGGTTATTATCCTTGTGATCTACATCAGTATCTTTAGATAACTTGCCATGCTTCTTCTCATACTTAGCACGAGCAGCATTCTTAGAAGTAGTGTGCCACTTACCTTTAGAGTCTTTGTAGTGCTCAACAATGATCTTACGACCACCGTTAGCAGCTGAGCCTTTGTACTCTTTGCCGCCAGCTACTTCTTTTTTCTTAGTAGTCATATTATAATATGCCCTTCTTTATTAGGTATTCTTTCCATACCAGGCAGCTCTTCTTGATAACCCCACGGTTTTGACCTACGGTCATCGTCTAATCCTGCTTTTTTGTTTAAACCAACAGGTGTTGCTTGCCCTGTTTGGTTATCTATAAGATGTGTGGCACCGACCACTTTAAATTTTTTAGAAACAAAAGCGGCCGTTCTATCACCATTTTCAGAGGCATCTTTGTATACCTCTTCTCCCTTTACTGGCTCCACTTTATGAATTACACTGAATAAGGTGCCCTGTCCTTCATCCCCATTAAGTTTATCGCGTCCCCTAGCATAACCAGAGGCTACGGTCGGGTTACTTGTGGCATAGTTCCACTGCTTAGAATATTGACCGCCTAATTTTAGTTCTTGACCTGGTTTAATATAGGAGGGGGACCCGTGGTAAAGAGATGGGAGGTCATCAGAAGTGTGTATAGCTAATGCGGCCTCTCGCTTATTGAGGTCTGGAACAATATTTAAACTTTGTCCTTTTAATGAAAATCCTGGAAGGAAAGGTTGTGAGGGGGCGCCTTTAATTCCAATATTAAGTTCATTAATACGGCTCATTAGTCTAGGTCCTTCCTACCACTCCATGAATCTTTAGAAGAATCATAGCATTTATGACGTTGAGCTTCTGCAGCCCCTGAATTAATTGCTTGTTGCCCACCAATACGTGTAGCATG